TTTGTATTGGGAGGGGACACGTCGTTTCCCCTTCCAAACTAACCCCTTCCTCGTTTTTCACCCCGCAGCAGAGCTGCGAGGAATTCTTGTGATTAAACTTTCAATGTTTTAACGATATTGATTGTTACCATGGAAATCAAGAATACATTTACACCAGACTCCAAAATAAAACTTATAGATAAGGTGCGACAGGTTTTGAGATATCATCTCATATAACAACAAAACGTGAGCACATTGAAAGAGTGCCCAGTTTTGTTGAAGGGGGGAATGTATTTGGCGACACGGGACTATGCGGGATTTGATGGGACTTATTGCGCACGAATGGTGTGCCTGTGACGTACTAAGTTGCCGGATATTACAAGGAATATGATAGGTGGAAAATTTTTCGCGCGGAAAAAATATGCAACAAAACGCAAATTCAAAACGGCGACTCTATTTTTTAAAAACAGGCAAAATTCAAAACACAATCGGCTACAAGTTTTAAAACTTAAGGAATAACCAAACATGTCCCTTCAACAACATATTGTTCTACCAGGCAAACCGGTGGTAAAAAAATAAAAGTGAACGATGTGGTGCCATCAACAACAGCAACACATCCAGGACACGACTCGATCGCTTTGAGAGCAGCTTTTTGTTCGGTGGCAGGCATACCGATAGGGATTATGGTTATAATATATGAATTATCTTCGCCCCTGACCGGCTCCGGCTTTCTTACATACTGATTAATAGTTAAAAGGTCGAAATTTTTTGACGGAATGATTAAAAAATCCTTCTTAATAGTGCAGGATGTAAGGAAAAATATAGATACGGCGATAAATAAAAAATATTTAAACTCAAAAACAATCCGTTCCGCCGCCATCTTAGATATCGCCACAACACTCTCCTTTTTATAAGGGATGAAAACACCTTATTACAATCACATCATAAAAGCAATCACGTTTCTGGATCTTCGGTGCCAGTAGGGGCGCAGTTGGCCGGAGACAAGCTGAACGGAGGAGAGTCGCCAGCACACCCTTTTAACGCTTTATTTTCAACCTCCAGGCGCTTGATTGTTTTTTCCAAACCCTCCATCCTGGACTGCATTTTCCTTTCAAAATCGAGCTGGTTTCTTTCGACCTGGGCAATCCGTTCTTCGGCCTGGATAGATCGCGCGAATGCCCGGATATTAAGGTGCAGTGCGGTTGCGTAGGACGTGCCAGACTCCAAAACTTTGGCGGCCAGAGTTAGATCGTCTGAGATTTTTACATTATCGGAACCCTTAACGTTTTCACGGCCTATCTGGTCCCTTATTCCGTTTAATATTATTGAATTATCATGCGGTTGCGTATTTTGCGGCTCTTTCTCCGGATATGGAACCCCTTCGCCGGTTAAGAGCCAGGAGCTGCTGCACCTGTAAAAAGACAGTATCTGTTCCATCTTTCTCCGGCTCGGATGTTTTCCGTATTCATAGGGTTGGTACGTACCATAAATAATACCTATCTTATCAGCAGCTTCTTTCTGTTCCATGCCGAAGTTTATTCTTAACCAAGCAATGCGTTTTCCTAATTTCGGATCTTTCTGCATAGTTATTTCTCATGTGACCAACCTTTACGAAAAGGTTGGTCACAAGGTTGGTCACTTGTCCAACCTTTTATAAGTTATTATTATTAATATAAATAAAGCGGTTTAATATTAAAACATTAAAAATAATGGTTGGACAGTAAAAAAAATCTTGACACAGCTTTTTTAATGGTTTAAAACCGCTTTCAATAAGTAAATTTTTAAAAACAACAAAAAGGACCGACCAATGAAAAACGCCATAAAAAACATGAAGCCGGTCGAAATAAGAGTGATGATGCTTCGGGCCGGTATAACCTTAGCCGGTATTGCGAGAGCGCTCGACGTAGACCCCGTAACGGTTTATCAGGTTGTGAACGGAATAAGCGTATCACACAGGGTCAGAACAAAAATTGCTGAGCTGCTCGGTATTGATATCAAACGGATCTGGCCGGAAACATATCTTTTCGGAGGGCCAAGAAAGCCTGGTCGCCCGCTCAACAAGCCGCACAGTAAGGCAGCATAATCACTTTTTGTTTTAAGGCCTTTATAAAACGAAATTTTGGGGTTTGCAATGGCTAAAACTAAAAAAAGAATTGCCGAATCAGAAAATCAAATGAGCCTTTTTGACCTCTTAAGCAAAGAAACAAAAGATTTAACCCCACCAAACGAGGGAAGCGCCAACATTCATGAGCAAACACGCCAGATAATCAGCAACGCCCTCAGGCATCTCACAAAAAGCCGCTGGCAGATCGCCGGCGAAATGTCTCATCTGCTTGGAGAAGAAATCAGCGTACATCAGTTAAATTCCTGGGCTGCACCAAGCAAATCACACAGAATGCCGTTTGAATATGCAGCGGCATTCTGCCTTGCAACCGATAATCACGAGCTTTTAAGCGTTTCAGCAAAAGCGGCTGGCATGTTCTTGCTACCGGGCAGCGGGGCATTGAGATGCGAAATACAAAAATATGACGAGCAGGTCCGAAGGGCGCAGGCTGAAAAAAAGCGCCGCATGGCCCTGCTCGAAGCGCTGGAAAACAAAAAAACATAAAATAGACGGAGAGGATAGCCCATGAACACGCTTCCAATTTTGATTAAAAATTCCAAAGGGATGGCGCTGGTCGAGGTTGACGGCCAGGCCGTGATTACGGCCAAAAACATGGCCGAAAGCCTGGAATATAAAAGCGAAAAAGCCATTTTAATGACCGTTAAAAGGAATAAGGCCTCTTTCCGCGACGCCGGTGTTTTCGATATAACAAGGGGGTGTCAAAACGTTACCCCCTTGTCCGGCTTTGATACAGCTATTGTTCGCCTTCTCACGCCCTCCGCTTCCGATGGCCGGGGCGGAGGCGTCCAGGATGTCCGGGTTTTCACCAAGCGCGGCGCCCTCAAGGTCTGCATGAAATCCAACCAGCGCCGAGCGGTAATGGTTCAGGAAATGCTTATAGACCTTTACGAAAAAGTGGAAGCCGGGATGCTTATCGGGGCGGAGCGGTTCGGCAGGGCGCTGGAAACCCTTTCCAGGGAGGTCGGCGATCTCAAGCGGGAGATATCGCATCTCAAAGCGCAGCCGCCGATCAGCATAACGCTTCCAACAGATACGGCTTTGCCGATCACGCTGGAGCGGAAAAGGTCCCGAAGCGGCGTTTTCTGCAAGGGCCTCAAAATTCCGGAAATCAGGGATCTGATACTGGCTCTCCGGAGGGCCGGGAAAGAATACCGGGAAATTGCAAACGCGCTTAAAGACGCTTTCCCTGGTGAACCGATAAAATGGGTCAGCAAGAGCGCGGTGCATCGATTTTGGTCGAAAGCCAGATCCGGGCATCTTAAGGAATTCGGCATTGACGTTACGATACACTGATTCGAGGGGTTGATCCAAATGAAATACACACTGAAACGGTTATCGGAGATTACAAAAAAACCACGACGAAGCCTTTTGAGGCGGTGTAAGCGTGAAGGCGGATGGGGCGGAAAACCGAAAAAAGGCAATGGAGGCGAACAATTAATCTTTAATGACGAATCCGCCCTTCCTCCCGACATCCAGAATTCCATCGTCTTATATAATAAGGATACAGGCAACATGACCGAAACCCTAAACATGCTCCCCGCCCTCTCTCCTTCCGTGGCTTCAAAAGCCCTGGACATTATCTCCCCGATGCCTTTTCCCTCTTTTGAAGAAGCTTTCGCCGAAAAACGTCACGATCCGACGCCCGAAACAGCAATATCCTTAGACGATCTCCGCAATCCGAGGATCCGGCGCATCATGGCGATCCTGCGCGATGTGGACGATATGCCGAGGAGCTGGTCGAAGGGCAAGCGCAAATGGCTCGAAACTGTCGCCATAAAACACGGTGTCAACTGGACCACTATATATAAATGGATAGCAAAGCACGAAAAAAAGGGGATTTTCGGCATCCGGCATACCAAATCCTATAAAAATGAGCCTCGCAAATGGACTCCGGAGGCGGTGGACTTCTGGGTGGGCCTTTGCCTGAAACGCGAGCACCGGCATATAAACAGAAAAGACCTGTACGATATCCTGATAGTCGAATCCGACCGGCGCGACTGGAATATCGGCGGGTATGAATCCGCAAACTGGTGGTTTGACAAAAAAGCCTCTCCCCTTCACATCGCATACCGGGACGGCGGCGCCCGGGCGCTTGATAACATGCTCCCGCCGGTGCTTCGGGATTATTCCGACCTGGCTCCCTTTGAGATCCTTGTCGGCGATCAGCATCGCTTCGATTTCTGGGTTGTCGACGATGAGACCGGCCAGGTATTCCGCCCGGAAGGTTATCTTTGGCAGGATTTGCGCACCCGGATGATCTACGGTGCTGCTCTCGATAAACATTATGACGCAAATCTGATCGGCCTCGCCCTGCGCATAGGCATGCGCGTGTTCGGCGCCTTCAAGAGCATCTACACAGACAACGGCAAACCCGAATTATCGAAGTATCTCACTGGGATACTCGCCGACATCCGCTCTCTCGGCATGGCATGGGAAACCACGGACGATTACCCGATGGACATCCTCGATACCGACACAGAAGACTTGAACCCCTGCGTGATCATGCCGGGCACCCACAAGAAAGCGGTGGTAAAAAATGCCAAAGCCAAGATGATCGAGGGCACGTTCAATCATCTTGAGGGAATCTTACGGAGCCGGTTCGCGCTCCCGGGTAATGTCAAGGATCTGCACGGTGATATCCATGCCCAGGACATAGACCAGGCCGAGGCAAAAAGCCTGGCTATTTCAGGCAGGTTGCCGCTTGCCTCTGAATTTTTCATCGCGCTCTACCGGGCGATCGATTATTACAACCGCGATAAACATCACAGGGGCCTGCATAAAGAATGTCCGCTGCCGAAGCCGAAACAGATCACGCCTCTGGGCTGTCTTAAAGTTTGTTACGAAGCCGGATGGCGCCCGGTCCGGATCTCTGACGAAGCCGCGAACCTGATTTTCCTGGCAAAATCAAAACGGGTTGTACACATGGGAAGGATTGAGTTTCACGGCGAGCGCTATGAGCATGACGCCCTGTTAGATCTGCACAAACAGAGCGTCAACATCCGCTACAATCCACTTGAGGCCGATACCCTGCTCGTATTCCAGGGAAACAAATACGTCTGCGTAGCGCATCCTGTGGAATACTCTTCAATGAAGGATATGGATCTGGCGGCGAGAAAAATTCACGAAAAACGCAGCCGTCGCAAAGCGATCGCCGAGAGTTTCCGCAGCCTTACAAAGCCGATTCCGGATTTCCGGCAGTATTCCGAGGTCCCGGCACTCGAAAGAGTTGTGGCGGTTATCGGCGAGGAAAAACGCCAGAGGGCAATCGAAAATACAGCACAAAACCGGGTTGTAACGCAGGAAGAGATCGACGCCCACATAGAAAAGATGGAAGCCGGTTCACCCCTGCCCTTGAAATCGAAGAAACCCCTGCCGGAAAGACCCAGCTATTTCATGCGGGAAAGCGACCGGTATTTCTGGATACTCGAGTACGAAAAATGCGGCGGCGTATTAACGGATGAAGACAGGCTTTTCGCGGCACAGCATGAGACGGAAATGACGCCTGCGGAGCGGGACCGGTGGCAGTTTGAGAGAAGCTATAAATAAAGGGTCAAGGGTTATAGGGGCAAGGGTCGAGGAAAACCCTAAGCCCTAAGCCCTAACAATAAACGGAGCGAATGCAATGAGACCTGAATTTATTGAGACTGCGAATACCAGGAAGTTTTACGAGATCTGCAACGAGCTGTCGGACCCGATGAGCATGGTCGGGCCATCAATGGCAATGGTTACGGGACAGGCCGGGAGAGGGAAAACGGAAGCCGCCCGGCATTTTGCTGTAAACGCAGATGCTGTCTATATCCCGCCGCTTAACATACGGTCGCCCGCGATGCTACTGAGGGAAATCGCCTTTGAGCTTGCATCCACACGACCGGGCCGATCCGATGCATGCCTTGAAATAATCGGCAGCGAGATGGGCAAACACCGGAGGCTGATCATTATAGACGAGGCGGATCTGTTAGCTATGAATAACCTGGAGATGCTTCGTAACGTCAATGAGCGGTATGCCTGCCCTGTCCTTCTGATCGGTGAGGAACTTCTCAAGGGCAAAATAGCCTCAAGGCGGAGACTCGCCTCCAGGATCCGCAGACGGATGGAATTTACTCCGATCACGCAGCAGGACATATCCTTTTTTTTCAAGCAGGCCCTCTCCGTAGTTTCTGCGGACGTAGCCGGAGAAATACACAAGTTTTCAAAGGGCGACTGGCGCCCGGTGCTTACCGTGGCTGTTGGAATAGAGCGGGCCATGAAGGCGAGCGGACTGACAGAAATCATCCCGGAGATGGTGGCAGATGTCATTAAAAATACCTAAAACAGGGCTGGCCAAACGGTTGCGGGAATGGATGTCCGGGCAAAGCAAGGCATTCGACAAAAAAAGGGTTTGCCTGGCATTCCCAGAGATTGGGCGAGCCAGAATCAGCGCTGCAATCAGCGACTGTGTCAGGCGCAAAGAATTGATCCCGGTGACGAAATACAATCGGCGACAATATTTATATAATCGTGACTGGAAGAAGGCCAAAAAGGGCTCCCTTAATAAAAGGATATACAAAGCCATGTATGTGTCCGGATCATTTGTGGCGGCAGATGTCCAGAGGTTGGCGGGGGTCCAGGATTCGGGCTGGGTGCATAAGATTTTGCGAGCCCTCAAACGCGCCGGGTTAGTACAGATGGTATACCGCAGGCCGCGCACAAACGGGATAGGCGTGGAAGCCGTTTGGCATATACCGGATCGGGATCGGTTTAAAATTGAATGCAACATATAGAAGCCAGAACAAAAAGAATATGAACCGCGAAGGCGCGAAGGACGCAAAGAGATTGATAAAGCCGCCTGCGGCGGGAAAACAAGTCAGGAGAAAAGAATGAACGGGAAAAAAGCGAAAAGATTAAAACGAGAGGCGATGAAAGCAGCTGATGCGGCGCCCGGGTACTTAGGCAAAAGAAATCGGGCTGCGCGCAGAATGAATAAGGACGGCAAAGTTGAGACCATAATGCTGCTCGGCACGATCATCAGCCACCCTGAGTCCGTGCGGGCAAAATATCGGGCGTTAAAAAAGGCGAGATGAAAAACATACCGGGCACAGAGTTTCCTTTAAAAGTTTATGCGCGAAAAGGGCCACCGGCGCTTAAGGACGCCGATGCCGGAAAGCGGCAGAAGCTGCTTGCCATCGTGCATATCGCGAAAAAGGAGCTGTGCCTTAAGCCGGATGAATACGAAATGATCCTGCGGAGTTTTAAGGTGGCCTCATCCGGGGATATGACGCTGACACAATTAGATAATATGATCGCGTATATGAAACACCTGGGATGGAAGGCAAGAAAGAAGCCAGGAGCCAGGAGCCAGAATTCAGGAGAACAGATTAAAAAATTGAGGGAGCGGGTGACGGCCGAGGCGGCTGAGATGGGGTTGGCGGAGAATCGCCTGGCCGGGCTGATAAAGAAGATCTGCGGCGTGGATAAGCTGGAATGGTGCACGGACCCGGGCAAGCTGAGAAGGCTGCTCAAGGTGATGGGGAATATAAAAGTCTCTGGAGATAGGAGTTTGAAGATAGAAGATGGAAAAAGAGAAAAGCCATGAGAATATATATTGCAACATCATGGAAAAACGAAGAGCTGGCAAGGGTTGTCGCAGATGTGCTCCGGCAGGACGGGCACGAAGTTGATTGTTTTTGTGATTCATCAACCGGCCGGTTTGTATTCCGTTGGACAGATCATTTTGAGAAGATTGAGGAAGTCGACGTTTTTTCCTTTTTGAAACTTCCGGAGGCCAGAAAAGCTTTTGAAGAGGACAAGAAGTTCATTGACTGGTGTGATGCCGTGGTGATGATCTTCCCCTGCGGGAATTCAGCACATCTTGAAGGCGGCTATGCAAAGGGAAGTGGAAAGAAGTTTTATATCTGGGGGCAATTCCCGCCCGGATATTTTGAAAATATGTATGGTTTTGCTGATGGTGTTTTCGGGCCGGATGATCTCGATAAGTTGCGAGATATTTTGAAAGGAGAAAAAACATGAAACGGGATGATGCTAAGAAGTCCTATGAAGAGCGGAAAAGCAGGCTGATGGCGGAGATGGTGCAGCACATCGGCGGGCATAATGCCATCAGCATGGCGGCGCTGTACGAGATTGTGTACGGCAAGCAGTGGAAAAACATGGTCAACGACACCCGCAAAATCCGCGAGCTCGTGACATCGGTGCGCAACGAGGGCGTCCCGATCTGCTCGTCAAAAAGGCAAAACAACTCCGGATATTATCTGGCGGCAGCAGGTTCGGAGCTTATGGATTACACCAGGAGATCGGAGCGCAGCGCTCTCGGTATCCTGGCGCGGAATGCCAAGATTAAAAAAATCTCTTTGCCGGAATATATGGGGCAGTTGAGGCTTGAAATTCAGTGAATAGTAACGGGTAAATAGTGACAAGGAAAAGCGTTAAACTCGTTACTTGTCACTTGTCACCATTAACTATAACGAGCGGAGCGAATTATGAATATACGAAAAGCGAGGCTGTGCGTGCAGTGTGATGAAGTGCATGAATTGATGTGTTGTCCTGTATGCGGCGGGCATGAGTTTTTGTCCCTGCATAACTATTTGCCGCCGCTGTGGCCGGACCCCGCCAGGGTCGGTGTGACTGGAGGGATGATCGGCATCAATGGGCCTCCGTGCTTAGTGGCTGGGGGTGAATATGTTTGATAAATGGTACGATTATATTGAGGCGCAGATTGACCGGTTCATAGCGGTGTTTGTGGATGTGTTGTTTTATGGATCGGTTGCAGGCGTGTTTTTGCTGGTAATTGTGCAGGCTTTGAAAACCCTGAACCCTAACCCCTAAACCCTATGCCCTGATAAAGAGCGGAGCGAATTATGAATGATAACGGATTACGGGATAAAGCAAATAACCTTCTGGCGCAGATACGGGATATTTCCGGCGGGATCGGGATGTTAGAGGGAGAGTTTAATGACCAGTTTGAAAAGCTGAAGGCAAAATATACCGCAGAAATAAAAAGCCTGAAGGAGATCCTCCATGAGGACGAAAAGCAGCTTGTCGGGTTGATGAAGGGCGGAAAGAGCAAGTTGTTTGACGGCGTTAGTATTGTGAAGCTCTCAAACGGAGTGCTGATCTACGACAAGTCGGACAAGGTTTCGATCCCCAGGAACGCGGTAGAAAAACTTGAGGAGTGCGGGTTTAAAGATGCCGTGAAAATTGAGAAGTCGGTGGATCGCGCGATAGTGGAAAAGTGGCCGGATGCAAAGCTGCTGCTGATCGGGGCGGTGCGGAAGCCGGTGGAAACGTACTCGTATGAGGTGAAGAAATGAACATCGAACGCCGAACATCGAACATCGAATATCGAAAAAAGCAATGGAACCGCGAAGACGCAAAGGACGCGAGGGAGGATTGATGAAAAATAAACTGATAGACCTGAATAATCATCTGTTTGCCCAAATGGAACGGCTATCAAACGAAGAGACAAAGGGCGATGCGCTGAACGAGGAAATTAAACGCGCGAAAGCGGTCGGAGGGATCGCCAAACAAATTATCGGTAATGCCAGCCTGGCGCTGAATGCCCAGGTAAAAATCAGGGAAAACCTCATTAAAAAGCCACCCTTGATGCTGGGGATAGCGGGTGAGGATGTTGAGGAGTAAGCGTATAAAATATACGGCGGAACATCTCGGTTTTCTGCGGGCCGGATATGCAAACATGTCAGCCCGGGATCTCGCGCAGGCGTTTAAAGTGAAATTCGGTCTGGCCGCGACCGCGGCACAGATCAACTCCACTCTGAAACGCTGCCGCATCCTGTGCGGACGGAAGGGTAGCGACCGTTTAGCGCCACTCCGTTTGTACACTCCGGAGCAGATACTGTTTCTGCGGGAAAACTACACAGGCCGCAGCCTGGCTGAGTTGACAACCGTATTCAACGATCGTTTTAGCGCCGCCAAAACACAGAAACAGATCAGGGCTGCTGTGCATAATCGCGGTATCACTTCCGGACGCACCGGATGCTTTGAAAAAGGACACATGCCGTGGAACACAGGAACCAAAGGCATGACGGCGGCGAATGTGACGAGCTTTAAAATGGGCAGTATACCACCGAACAGGAAGCCGCTTGGATCTGAACGCATCTGCCCGAAGGACGGCTTCATCCTGGTAAAGATCGCCGAGCGAAACCCGTATACAGGGTTCCCGACGCGATATAAACATAAGCATGTCCATGTCTGGGAGCAGGTGCACGGTAAGAAGGTGCCGGCCGGGATGGTTGTGGCTTTTAAAGATAGCGATAAACTCAACTGTGATCCGGCCAATTTAATGTTGATATCCCGGGGGGAGCTCCTGTTGCTGAATAAACACGGCTACAGGGAAATGCCGGTTGAGCTGAAACCGAGCTTGCTGGCGCTGGCGAAACTCGAAGAGAAAACACGTGCAGCTATAAAGGGAAATCATGGATGAAGCGGATTATGCGCAGATAAAAATTGAAGGGATGTTGGCGGAGCTGGTGTTGAAAACAAAATCTGCCATATCCGGCGCCGGAGCGCTGGACGGCATATGTGAGGACTGTGGAGACCGTATCCCGGTAGCCAGGCTTGAGGCTGCACCCTGGGCGACCAGGTGCGTGGAGTGCCAGGAACTTTATGAGGGTCAAGGGTTTAGGGGATAGGGTTTAGGCGGAAAAGCTATGAACAAGTCCGAGTGGAAATTAGTAACCGATGCCCTTTCCGGAGTTTACGACCGGGTGGAATTAGAGGTTGACGGGTTTGAGATTTCGCTTCATCGATGCCAGAAAGCTAAAAACCGGCTGGCGATAATGACGTACGTAAACGGCCAGTTCCTGGGCAAATGGTTCTCGGACGCCGCCTGTCGGGAGGGTGATTTTCTCAGACCCACAATAAAGCACCTCTATCCTTTAAAGCTGCGAAAGAGTTTCAAAAAAACAAACAAAAGGCATGGGACTTCAATAGATTATGATGCTGTTATTAAAAGCAGATCTCCTTTTTGGGGAAGCGTATCAGCCATTCGAAAGCATTATGAAAAGACATTTAAGAACATCAAACTAAAAAAAATTAACGGGAAAAGCCATGACTGAAAAAGAATTCAAATATATGCAGAAAATTGAGGCTGAGGTGGATAAAGGCTGGGACGATCTGTCGAACTGGGAGCAGAAGTTCATCGAGGATATCCTGGAGCGGTACAAACAATACGGACGCGGTACGCTGATCAGTCCGAAGCAGGCGGATCATATCGAGCGGATCTGGGAGAAAATTGTTTGAAACGAGTGACAGGTGACAAGTGACGGGTGACAGGTGAAAATACAAATGAGCAGGCATGCACAGGAGCAGTGGGAAAAACGGGTGGGCGGTAAGCCGCCCTGGGACGCGACTCCCCTGCTCAACGAGTGCGTATTCATTCAGCAACACAGGGATCTTTACACAAGCCGAGGGAAACCATACAAGGTGCTTGCTTTGTATTGGCATCCGGATAAGGGCATAATATTAAAAGTTGATGAAAAGAATGCGCTGGTTGTTACGGTGCTGACCAAAAAGACTCTGTCAAAAGATCAGCTAAAAAACGTAAATATAGCTTGCATTTTATAAAGTAAAATAGTACAAAATCGGAAAATTAATCAGCCGGCTTATCGTGAACAAAAATTCCCGGCCTCCAAGCGACCTGTTATCGTCTTGAAGGACCGGGTTTTTTATTTTGCACCTACCTCATCACGGACCCACTTAAAATCTTCAGGCGATAACAGGAGCGCGGCATGCGTAAGCTTGAAGACATCAAAAAAATCATTATCCACTGCTCGGATTCCGAATTCGGCGACATCAATCTTATAGAGCAGTGGCACAAAGAGCGTGGGTTTTTAGGCATCGGATATCACTACGTAATTTTAAACGGCGTACCTACCCACGGCAAAAGCTACAATCCAAAATTGGATGGCGTTCTCCAGGAAGGGCGCATGCTCCGCGAGATCGGCGCTCACTGCAAAAATCACAATCATGACTCGATCGGGATCTGCCTGATCGGGAAATGTCATTTTACGGCAATACAGCTTTATCAATCCCTACCGGACATTATTGTAACACTTATGCATCTCCCCGGAATAACTGCGGACAGCGTTTACGGGCACAGAGATTTTGATACGCAAAAGACCTGCCCGAATTTTGATGTGGGGCTGTTAAGGGGTTTTCTGGCGATTGAAGGAGCAAGGGCTGCAAGGCAGCCCGAGGGGATAGGGTCAAGGGGCAAGGGTATAAAATGAGACCAATACTTTTACCGGGTGATGAGTTCGCCACAAAAAACCCAATGGCGCTGGGAGTGGCGATCAACATCGTGCAGAAGGCAAAGTCTGTGGATAACGAGTCCATATACACACACGCGGGCATCATCACGGCGGCGGACGGATCTACCCTGGAATCTACCTGGACGGTGTCGGCGAAAAATATCTGGGAAGATTATAACGGCGAGAAAGCCCTGATCGTGCGGAACGTCAATATGTTTCCGGCTGTGTATGCGGCCGGGTTTGCGAAAATCGAAAAGCACATAGGCCAGTGGTATCCGGCTCCCCGGCTCTTCTTACATCTGCTGCACTGCGCAAAATGGGTGCACTGGAGTCACGTGGTCTGTTCGGAGCTGGTTGCAAAATTCGAGGCCGGCTGCGAGGAGTACCTGGAAAATTACGGCGCAGCAAATTACGGCTTTTTGCGGAACTGGTACGGAGTCAATCCGGACGATCTGGCGGATCGGTGGCGGATAAGCAAATATTACGAGATCGTTTTTGAGGGGATAATTTAAGGGCGAGGCACAAAGAGGCAAAGGCACAGAGGCACAAAGCTAAAAATAAGCGGAGACAACTGATGGAAAAAGCGCTGGCGGAAAGCGGATGGCTGATACTCGGAGTAATGATAACGCTGGTTGGGGCGTGGACGCTGTTAATTTACGGCGTTCTGAAATCGATGCTTACAAAAAGCGGCAAAGACATAGACGACAAGGTGGAGCGCGCCTTTGCCGAAATGACCGAACAGGGTAAAAAAACCCAGGCCATTGAAAAGCAAATATTAGAGCTGAAGGCCGACCTGCCGCTCAATTACGTGCGTAAAGAAGATTTCATCCGGCATGAGGTTGTGATCAATACAAAACTGGATCGCCTGCGCGATCTGATAGAGGGCATGAAAGAGGACTGGAGGAACAAATATGGCAGAACACCGAAACGATCAGATGATTGACATGGAAAGGGCCAGACGCGAGGAATTGCGCTGGATGATCCTCGTAGCGCTGAACGCGGCTCAGCCTGTCGGAACCAGTGAGTACATTATCAGGGAAGCGGTCAGGCCCGTGCTTCCCGATATAACGCATAATGAGCTGCGCTGCGCCCTCTCTTATCTGGAAGAACGCAAGCTGATCAGCGTGAATTTTAAAGAGACGCCGGTATGGTTTGCCAAAATCAATTGGTACGGCATTGACATGGTTGAACACACGATCGACTGCCTGCCGGGGATCGCACGGCCGAGGAAATGGTAGGAAAGCGAACAGCTCAAACGGCTTGAACGGTTTCAACAGTTCAAACGGTTTAAAAGGAATGAAATGCCTGCAAGATCAAAAATAGCATTGTTACCGGAGGAGATAAAAGCGGCGCTTGATAAAGAGCTGATATCGCGAGGCTTTGCAGATTACGGGGAGCTGGCGGAATGGCTGGACGAGCAGGGTTTTGAGATCTCACGATCCGCTTTACATCGATACGGCCAGGGGTTTGAGCAGAAATGCGAGGCTATCAAAATCGCTACTGAGCAGGCAAAAGCGATCGTCGGCGTGGTGGGTGATGACGAGGGCAATATGAACGAAGCCCTTATCCGGCTCATCCAGCAGCAGAGCTTCGATATCCTGATAAAAAATTCCCAGGAAGAAGGCGGCGATCTGACAAAAGACCTGCCCAAAATGGGCATCATGGTAGCAAGGCTCAGCAGAGCCTCCGTGGATCAGAAAAAATTTGCGGCGGAAGCAAGGAAAAAGGCGCTTTCCGAGGCGGCGGACGCGGTTGAAAACACAGCCAGGCAAGAGGGGGTCTCCCCTGAAACCATAATGAAAATACGCAGAGACGTGCTGATGATGGCCGAATGAAAAAAGTTAAAGCAAATATAATTCCGGCAAATCCGAATGGGCTCTTCCTGGGATATCAGGAGCGCTGGATCAAGGATCGGAGTCGGCTGAAACTGATGGAGAAAGCCCGTCAGGTCGGCGTTTCGTGGGGCACCGCGTACGGATGCACAGAGCGCACTGCAGAAACGGGCGCCCGCTGGGATCAGTGGGTCTCCTCCCGGGACGATCTGCAGGCCAGACTGTTCATCGAAGATTGTAAAATGTGGGCAAAAGTGTTGCACGTCGCGGCGGAAGATCTTGGCGAGATCGTGCTCGATGAAAAGAAGAAAATATCCGCCTACGTGCTCAATTTTGCATCAAAAAAGCGCATACATTCAATGAGTTCGAATCCGGACGCCCAGGCTGGAAAGCGAGGCGGACGTGTGCTGGATGAATTTGCCCTGCACCCGGATCCCCGCAAGCTGTGGACGATAGCTTACCCGGGTATTACCTGGGGCGGAAACTTGGAAGTGATATCAACCCACCGGGGAAGCGGCAACTATTTTAACCTGCTTATCCGGGAAATAAAAGAGCACAATAATCCTAAAAAGATAAGTCATCACAGGGTAACCCTGGAAGATGCGCTGGGTGATGGATTCCTTTACAAACTGCAGCAATCCCTCCCGGACGATCACGAAGTGCGGGCGATGAACGAGGCGGAATATTTTGATTTCATCAAATCTGGATGCGCGGATGAAGAATCTTTTCAGCAGGAATACATGTGTGTGCCCGGTGATGACGAGGTGGCTTTTCTCGAATACGATCTCATCGCCGGTTGCGAATATCCATCGCTGGAAAAATGGGAAATGGAATATCCGGAGACAAACGCGGACCGCAAAAGCAGGCTGTATGCCGGGCTCGATATCGGAAGAAAAAAAGACCTGACCGTACTGTGGATATTAGAACTGCAAGGAGACGTGCTTTATACCCGCAAGATCATCACCTTAAAAAAAATGAGCAAGCCGGATCAGGAGAAAGTGCTCTGGCCCTGGATGAAGCTGCTTAACAGATGCTGCATCGACTATACCGGCCTCGGCATAGGCTGGGGAGACGACGCGAAAAAACAGTTCGGCGAATATCGCATGGAATGCGTGACATTTACGCAGCATGTAAAAGAAGAGCTGGCATATCCGGTGCGCGGAAAGATGGAAGATAAAAAGCTGCGCATACCATACGATCCGAAGATACGAGCCGACCTGCGGGCAGTGACCAAAGAAACCACGGCGGCGGGTAATATACGGTTTACTGCCGAGCGTTCCGAAAACGGCCACGCCGACCGCTTCTGGGCGCTGGCGCTCGCGATACACGCGGCTTCGACACCAGGCCAGGCGATATGTGTGGGCCGGGAACCGGAAAAAACTGAGATATTTATAAAACGGGGCCGCGCGAAGGGCGGATTTTTCGGAAGATACGGGGGAAAAAGCAATTTGAACCGCGAAGGCGCGAAGGACGCAAGGGATTTGAATAGGCCGCCTGCGGCGGGGAAAAGCCGTGAGGCGTGAGGGGAAAAATATGTCATTCAGGCAAAGGGTTGCAAAACTGTTAGCTCCGAATCTTTTAGATTCAGCCGCTGTCCAGCAATTGGTTGCTGAGGAAATAAAGCGGGCAAAAATGGCATTGCCGATAACGGCCAGTTACGATCCTCACGGGGAAGGTTACAGGCCTCTGTCGAACGGAGCAATCCGCAGGGATATGCAGTCGATCGATCAGGGCCGGATGTTTGAAATAGCCTATTATATGTTTGACGCGTCCGCGATGTTGCGGCGCCTGGCCGTGATGGATCGCGGGTTTCTTTTTGCGGGCAAAATTACCGTTAGGGCCGAGGCTTATATGGCTCAGGAGGTAATAGACGCTTTCTGGGATGATACTGAAAACAATATGGATCTGAACTTTCCGGATCTTGCCATGTGGCTGTCGCTGCTGGGAGAGCAATGCTGGCCGGTTGAGGTAAACCCGACAAACGGCTTTGTGCGTCTCGGGTACACGGATCCGTCGCTGGTACGTGAAATCTACGTGAATCCGTACAATGTGCGGCAGATGATGCAGGCCGAGATTATGGGCACTGAGAGCCGGGGAAACAGGAAGCTTGCCATAATTCGCAGGGATAACAACATTTATTCAAAAACATACGGCAGGCTGGTCGGGGAATGCTTTTTCAATTCTATCAATCATCCTCCGAATTCTCCCCGCGGGCGCTCCGACTTCCTGACGCTGTTTGATTGGATAGACGGCCTTGAACGGCACGGCTTTAATTACCTGGAGCGCTCCGATTTCATGATGAATTTTGTATGGGACGTAATGCTGAAAGGCATGACCGAAGAGCAGATAAAGGAATGGGTTCGCAACAATCCGCCTCCGGACCCGGGATCGATCCGGGCGCATAATGAGCAGGTGGAATGGACCGCCGTGGCGCCGGACATAAAAGCCCAGGATTTCAAAAGCGGCTTTGATATGGCGAAGCAGTACATCATGGGCGCAGCAGGCAGGCCGGATTCGTGGTTTGGCGCGGGCGGGAAAGCGTATCAGACCGAGGCTGATCTGTTTGGCCAGGTGCCGATTTCGGACATGGAGCAGCGGCAGAAATACCTTAAATCGATCATAACAACGGTAATTCAGTTCGTGTTAGACCAGGCTGTTATCGCCAAGCGGCTTTCGCCCGCAAAAGCGGACGCGGGGTTTACGGTAAACATGCCGGAAGTGAGCAAAAAAGATACTTCGGCGGCGCTGGCCGGCATAACGCAAGTAGCGGCGGCGCTGACAATAGCCGAGACAAACAGGTGGATCTCCAGAGATACCGCTACAAAATTTTTCGCAAATGTGTCTGAAAGTGTCGGGTACGAGATAGACGCCGAGGCCGAGATCCAGGCGGCAAAAGCGAAGCTGCCGGATAATGAGACCGATTACGACAAACTGATAAAAGAATAGGGTATAGGGTCGAGGGTTGAGGGTTGAGGGTTAAAAACCAGAAACCAGAAACCATAAACCAGAAATCATAAACCAGGAACCATCGTTAATTAAATGACCAAAGAGCAGCGATTTCAGAAGAAGGTTCGGGATCTGATCAAAAACACCCAGAACCTTGAGGCCGCCGAAGTGCAGAAAGTCATTAAGCTTTTGGCCTCTGCGCGCAGGGATATCGCTTCTGCCGTGGCCGAAACAGACTGGCAGGCTTACCAACTGCCCCGGATGAAAGACGCCGTGGAACGCGCAATGGCTGAATTTGGGACTAAATACGGAGTGGATCTGCGGGATGCCCAGCTGGAATTCTGGAATACCGGGATCGACGCGGTTGATATGCCGCTTCGGACGGTCGGGGTGAAAGCGCTGATCCCGGAGATAGATACGACCGTGTTAGGCATTATGCAGGGTTACGGCGCGGATCTCGTGAAGGGCCTGGCAAAAGACGCGGCGCTTAAAATCAATAACGAGCTTACCCTGGGCTTGATGGGACAAAAAACGCCGTATGAGGTGATGCAGGCGGTAGGTAAAAACCTCAAGGATAAATCGATATTTACATCGATAGCCGCCCGGGCGGAGACGATCACCCGGACGGAGTGCGGACGGGTGCTCGAGGCGGCAAGCCAGGCGCGGCTGGAAAAAGCAGGCAAGGTTGTAAAAGGGCTGCAAAAGCAGTGGATATACGGCACAGCGCCGAGGCGGGTTCCCAGGCTGGCACACGTGGCTGCGGATAAACAGATCCGGGATGTTGACAAGCCATTTAATGTCGGCGGCGAGCAGCTCATGTACCCGAGAGATCCGGCAGGATCGGCGCGTAATACGATTAACTGCGGCTGCTACATGGCGCCGTATCGGGCGGACTGGGATTCGGCCGTAAACGAGCCCAAGATGGATGAGGCGGTTAATTGGTGAAAAACAATTTGAACCGCGAAGGCGCTAAGGACGCAAAGAATTTTAAATGCCGCCTGACGGCGGGAAAACAAACTACAAAAAAAGGAGGGAATAACAATGGATGAGCCAAAAGAAAACAAAAACGCAATCGGCGACAAACTTATTGCTGAGGGATGCAAGGCGTTCGGGATTGAGGGAAAAAACGTGTTTACCAGCAGGTATGACGCTGACACAAAAACGGCGATTATCGTGACTGCCGGAGGCTCGAAAGTGCGCTTCCAGGATGGAGATAAACCGGCCCCGCTTTCGCAGATCGCGGTGACGGGAATCAATCCGGCAGCGGCAAAACGCAAGGTGATCGCGGGCGCGAAAAAAGCGTGAAGCGTGAAAAGCAATCTGAACCGCGAAGGCGCTAAGGACGCAAAGAATTTTAAAAGCCGCCTGGCGGCGGGAAAACTAACTGCAAAAAGGGAGGAGGGGGGATGGCCGGCGAAAACACAAAAAGAGACAAGCAGGATACTGAGGTCAGCCTGGACACGATACGGGACTTGCTTTCCGCCGCTGTGAGGGAAAAATTCGGCACAGGCGAGAACGGCGTGTGGGTGAGAGAGGTTTATCCGTCATACGTAATCTACGAAAAAGAGGATCGCTGCTACAGGGTGGCATACTCAATTTTGGAGGGCGCGGTTACCCTGGGACAGGAGCCGGTGGAAGTGCAGCGTACATGGGTGGAAATGAGATCCCAGCAGACCGAATCGGATGAGGGCGTGGAAATGCTGATGCGTCTCGGCGAGGCCGCGAATCCGGAAGGCACCGCGTGGGATGTGACCATCTGCGAGTCCGGATTTACAAAAAACGGCTGGTACATCCCGGACGATGCCGTGCGTGACGCTGCGGGTCTTTTTGATAACGTGGATGTGAATTTATACGAGATGCCGCAGGGCGCCACACATCTGCCGGACCCTCTTTTTGACATCAAAAGCCTGCTGGTAAGAAACAAGGTCGGCTGGATAGACGGCGTAAAACATGTTGCCGGCAAAGGCTTAAAAGGCATCCTGCATTTTGTGGACAGCGCGAAATGGCTGGGGAAAAACCTGCTTTCATCAATGCAGGCAGGGAAGTCCGTTTACGGATTGTCATACGATTGTCCGGTACGGGCAACAAAGGACGTGATCGAGGGGAGACCGGTGTTTAAAGTCGTCAAATTTCTGGCGGCTGACTCGGTCGATATCGTAACAAGGCCCGCCGCGGGCGGGAAATTCAACAGGGCGGTTGCATCAATGCAATCAGCTCAATACGAAAAGGAGCAGCTCATGAAGAAAAAGTTATGGGATCTGGTAAATGAAAAACGGCCGGCTCTCCTCGTCGGGAAGGAATTTGAGAAAATTACCGACGCGGAAATGGACACGCTGGCAAGGATGGCAATGGAGCTTGAAAAACCTGCCGTGGTTATAGCAGGTGACGCAAAATCGGCCACAAAAGACGATCTGGCAGCCCTGCGATGCGAGATGGCGGTAAAAGACAAGCTGGCAGAAAGCAACCTGCCGGACGTGGCAAAAGACAGGATCAGGTCGTCTATGGCGGGTAAGGTTTTCACATCCGACGAGCTCGACAGAGCGGTCGCGGGAGAAAAGGATTATCTGGCCAAAATCGCGAAGCCGGCCGATGGCGCGGGTATACCATCCGGGATTGTCGTGGGGATCGGCACGATCGAGCGGGCGCAGATGGCGGTTGACAGAATGTTCGGGCTGACGGCAGTCGATATTCAGGCGTTTGCCAAAATGGAAACACTGGATCACAAGCCGCTCTTCGAGGACATGAGAAATGTCCAGGATTATGCCGATTTCGACAAGGTACCCGCTTTCTCCGGCATCCGCGAGATGTACGTATTTTTAACCGGAGACAAACAGGTAAGCGGTGTTTTTAACCGCAAAAACTTACCTGCCGATTTGAGATCGAGCATGGACATCAACAGCGCGACCTTCTCTTACCTGCTCGGCAACACGATGGGACGCAGGATGGTCCGGCAGTATCGCGCTGCCGATTACGGAGAAAACCTTCTGATATCGATCCGTAAGCCGGTAACGGATTTCAGACAGCAGGAAGCGGTGCTCGTAGGCGGATTCCCTGACCTTGCGACGGTTGATCCCGAAGTGAATGATTATGTGGAAATCGCGGGCGTAACCGATGAAGAGAGCACATACACCGTGCTCCAGAAGGGAAACCTTCTAACGGTAACGCGAAAAACCATCATCAACGACGATAAAAGCGTTATACCGAGGCTGGTAGATGGTCTTGGCCGGACGGCAAAAAGAACCCACGGCAAGTACGTGTGGGGCTTCTTTATAAACAATGCAACATGCAGCGATGGAACGGCATGGTTTACAGCCGGCCACGGCAACCTGGGGGCGACAGCGCTGGGGTTTTCAACGGCGCTGATAGCATACCAGGCGCTTGCCAAGATGACGGAAAAAGATTCGGGAGAACGGCTCGGAATGCTCTCGTCTCCGGACATAAAGCCGATGCTGGTATACCCGATAGACCTGATCGCTATGGCGGAAAGTATCGTGAATGACGATTTTTATTATTCGGCAAACGATCTTACTACAAAAACCCGGAACCCTATGAAGGGCAAAATCGCCGGTTTCATGAATTCGCTGTTTACAGACGCGAACGACTGGGGCCTGCTTATGCCTCCCTCGGTGATGGATATGGTCGAGATGGGGTATTTAAACGGCAAGGAAGAGCCTGAGCTGTTCGTGGCCGATTCGCCGCAATCGGAGCAGGTATTTGTGGCGGACAAAATCCGGTGGAAGATCAGGCACGAGTATGCAGGAACGCCGATCGACTGCCGGAGCGGTTACAAGGCGGTAGTGGCTTAATCCGCCATAAAGATTGGCGGACCTTCGGGAAGCACAAAGGCACAAAGCGAAAAGATGTGAGCCGTGAGGAAATCACGGCTCACGATTAACGGATAAAAAAGGAGGTTTTAAAATGCAGGAAAACAGATGGTTTAAAAAGATCGGGGTATTGATGCTGGCGATGTTTCTGGCGCTGGCGGTTGCGATGCCGGCGGCAAATGCAACCGAAAACTGGCAGCAGAAATTTATCCGGTTTTCAGGAGTTGCCGGAGAAACGCTCACGATCGGCGACGTAGTTTGTATCGCCGCGGCGGACGGGCAAATTTATAAGGCGGATGCGGACAGCTCTACGAGACGTCCGGCTGTAGGGGTAATAGACAAGGGTGGCGCCACGAATGCGACGGTTGAGATAGTGGTAATGGGGATATTGGACGGCCAGGCAGCCGCATCTCCGGGCACACGACTATTTTTATCGACCGGCGCCGGGGGTTATGCCTATGCCACTACCGGATATGATCAAATAATCGGGTGGGTACTGCCCGGAACTACAGATACGGCTACATCCACAAAATATTTTATCAATGTTCATCCCGAGCCACCGTCAGCAGGAAGCAGCTGGTGATGACGCTTTATCAGCGCATACTTATTACAGCAATACCGGGGTTGATGCTTGGGATAATACCGGCCCAGGGCATCAGCCTCCGGTTCAGCTGGCAGCTTGTTTCCATCTGGCTGGCAGCGGCTGTATTTACGGCACACCTGCTGCGGTCATGGTGGCTGAGGCTGTTTTTCGTCCTGTGCACGATACCGGTGCTGAGGTACGGGCCGATAGCCACGTCGTATCTGACGCTGCTGACCATCGCCGTTTTCCTGGTTGCAACTGAGGGCTTCCGGGATACGGCGGAAGCGGATATATACGACGCCATGACCGCGGCAGCCGGCTTGCTGCTTATTTGGGGGCTGATGCAACTGGCGGGGTTAACAAGATATTTCCCGCCGCTTTCCGCTCTGAATAATCTGGGGCCATTTAACATCAACGAAGCGAGCGCCTTTTTCGCCATGTGTCTGCCGGTGTTTTTCAGCACAGAAAAAATAACACTGTGGCGTAAACATTCCCTGCCGGGGGTGTCTCTTCTTGGGCTGCCTATCGCCGGAATATTGATAAGCAGATCTACAACAGGCTTTATGGCGGCAGTAGCAGCCTGCTTTGTGTACCTCTTGTTTGGGCCGAGGAAACTCTGGCGGTTACGCGCCTCCATAACGCTGATATCGATGTTTGCGGCGGCGCTGATTTTTTTTATAACGATTGATCCTCCGGGCAAAAAGGACATGGTGCGACTGGATATCTGGAAACATACCGTCTGGTCATACAGATCCGAAATGTTCGGCCGGGGATTAGGCTCGTTTGAGCAGCTTTTCCCGGTGATGGTGATGAGCGATACGGATCTGATAAAAAAAACAGGCGGCGGATGGATTATACATGCTCATAACGAGTACCTGCAGGTTGGATTCGAAATCGGGATCCCGGCGTTGGGTCTCATACTGGTTTTCCTGGGGGCCACGTACAGTAGAGCATGGCACCGACGGGAATCTCTGACTGAGCATGAAATAATAGCTCTGTCCGGGCTTGCCGCGACTGCCGTGGCGGCTGCGGGTTTTCATACGTTCCATGTGGCGCCGACAGCGCTGCTGGGGTGTGTGTGGGTGGGAAGAGCGCTAAAGGGCAGGGTCAAGGGTCTTTTGAGGGTCAAGGGGCAAGGGTATAGGGTATAGGAACTCCCTAAACCCTAACTTATCAGGAGGATAAAATGAAAAAACACAAATGGATCGGCTTGATGGATTTCAGGCATATCGGCAAAAACGGAGAGGTTCTTTGGGAGGCAAAAGACCAGCCGAATTTTCTTGCTGACGAGGGAGAATATAACATCCTGAATCTGTTTCTAATTGGCGGCACAGCGCCGACTACGTTTCATGTTCGGCTGTTTAATGACACGCCCATCGAGACGGATACCATCGCGGCTATAACGGGGGAACCGTCCGGGAGCGGATATCCGGCAGGCGGAATCGAAGTGGAACGGTCTGCAACGGGCTGGCCTACCCTGGCGCTGGACTCAAACGATTACCAGGCAACATCAAAAACGGTCACTTTCACCGCGTCCGGCGGCTCGATCGGGCCGGTGACTTATGCAGTCCTGGCGGCTACAATCGGCGGAGCTGAAAAGCATATCGCCTCCGTGGCGCTAAGCCAGTCCAGGACTCTGGCGGCTGGCGAATCGCTCCAGGTGACATACAAGGTGAAACTGAGCGAGGCGGCGTAAACGGCAGGGTATAGGGTCAAGGGTTCAGGGGATAGGCAGGTTGAGATGACATTAATTATTATTGCAGGCATAGCAGTATTTGTGGGCGTAGTCGCGTTCAGCATTTGCCTGGTTCGGGCGGGGAGGATGTAAGTGGCAACTGTAGAGATACAACTTGGCAAAGGGTCTTGTCAGCATATCACCTTTAACGTTACGCACGAAGGTGAAACAAGGCGATATGCAATGACCCGGAGCGAGATAGCAGAGGGCATTGATAAAGACAGGCAGTTTGACCAGATATTAAAAAACGTGCTGACAAACATAAAGCTCCAGTATGAAACAGACTGGGAGAAGATAAAAACCGTAATCTCAACAACGATTTTCAAGGTGTAATTATGGCGATGGACACAATACCTGGATTTTTATGTTATCCCATATCCCCTTTTTTAGATATTTCTCCCGGCTATTACACCGTCGACGCTGACGGTGAAGGAGTCGGCTGGGCCTTTGAATGCCCTAAAACAGGTACATTAGCTCAGATAGCTTTTGGGACAGGCGCGGTTACTACCGGAGATGCAAACATGAGTGTTCGCCTCGAAACTGTGGACCCGGCAACGGGCCTCCCATCGGGGACTCTTATAGATAGCCCTACAAATGTTGCGACGGGGACAGTAAATATAGCGAGCACAGATGACAGCGTAGTAAAATCTTGCGACATTAATGGCGGGACAGGAGTATCTGTAACAACGGGAGATATTATAGCTGTTACGATAAAACGTCCTGCCTCCGGGTCTTTTAACGGTAGAATTCTATATGGGAGCACATCGTTCGCAGGGATGAACACCGGATTCCCATATTATCTGGATTATGGGATAACCTCAGCGGGCGCCTGGACAAGGATAAGCACGCCGGGGGGCATAGACATTGCCCTTAATATTGGTGGATGGATTTGTCCTGTAGGTGGATTTTTAGCCACATCCGCCGCTACTTTATCAGCTTTTGCCTCACCGAAAGAGCGTGGAATATTATTAAACTTTCCCATCAAAATGAGGATTACAGGGGGGATTGCTTTCGTCACTGCGGATGCCGGAGAAAATTATAAATTTGTATTATATTCCAATCCCACAGGAACACCCGTGCAGGTCGCTGTTTCAAATATTTATGATGCTGACCTTCGGACAGGCACGGCGGGACGCGCCTGTTATTTCCAATTTACCACACCTTATGAGATGGCAAAAGACACGGATTACGTATTGGCGGTGGCTCCTACAACAGCAGGAGCGATATTACTTACCGTAACACGGAGTGAATCCGCTTATGGTGCGCTCTTTTTTGGAGGAGAAAACGCAACCTTGTGGGGTAGAGAAGATAGCTCCTCCGGAGTATTTTCCGAAACAAATACTGATGTGCCGAAGATCGCCGGTTTTTTTGACCAGATAGAAGATCCGGCAGCAGGCGGCGGGCGGCCTGAAATAAGGGGGGGTAATTTATAATGCAATACAAACACGCGGAGATAGCAGACACAGTATATTTCTGGTTTGCGGCCAACCTGGTAACGGGAGCGGCGGGAGATGGCGCAAGTCCTCTTTATGATGTCAGGCTGGCAGGAGCAGCAAGCGATGCTGCTCCGACGGCAAGCGGAACCCCTACCCTCCTCACCCATGCAAACTATACCGACGGCGTGCATGAGATAGCCATTGACACGGCAGGATATGCCGCCGGTGAATATGCTGTTTTTTGTACTCTGACAATATCGTCTGTTAACCCTGCCGGTTTCTGCGGCAGTTTTAAACTGAGAACTGCCGGGACGGGAGCATTGCAAGTCGGTATTGTGAGACCCGCCGGAGCGGTGGCGACAGATGCGGGAAATTCTGCAACGGCGTTTAAAACCACCCTTACCTCAGCGGTAAATAATTTCTGGGTCGGGGCATATTTGAAAATAACCTCCGGGGCATTATCCGGACAGGTAAGGAAAGTCTCGGGTTATGACGGAACGACAAAAATTATAACGCTCGCATCCGCGCTCACGGGCACCCCTGCGGATGATGTAACAATCAGCATGGTGAATGAATAATGAGTTATCTGCTGCTCGATACTGCCGATCAGGTATTTAATGACTCGTTGCTGGCGCACATAGGAGCCTCGGAAACGGTAACCGACCGGCAGGCATACCTGGACCTGATTCAGTCTCTGATCGGCGCTTCCGGATCAGTTACAGACAGGCAGAATTACCTGGACAGTGTCTCTGCGCTGATCGGAGCGAGTATAGCAGTCGATGACTATAAGGGCGTAATTGAAATCCTGGCCACGCTGATCGGCGCGGCTGGAAGCATCACGGACATACAGGGCTATGTTGACGCGCTGCAGGAGCGCATTGGAGCCTCCGAAACGGTAACCGACCGGCAGGCATATCTGGACCTTATTCAGTCCATTATCGGCGCCGGTGCGTCTGTTACAGACAGGCAGCAGTATCTTGATGAGGTTTCTGCGCTGATCGGCGCGACAATTTCCGTTACTGACGACAAAGGCTTTGTAGAGATACTGACCGCGCTGATCGGAGCGCAAGTCACCCAGACCGATCTCCAGGGTTATCGGGAAGTTTTGGCGGAGAGCATAGGCGGGAAAATTACCCTGGCCGATTTGCAGGCGTATGCGGATATAGCAACGGCATTGATCGGGGCGAATATTACGATTCTCGATGTGACTGCCGGCCAGATTGACACGCTGATTGTGCAAGTGGGCGTGGCTACGGGCATTGCTGAGTATTATTTTCTGAACATTGAGTTCGTGGACGTCGCGGCAGCGCGGTTGTTTACGGACGTGGTCGGCAAACGGAACTTTACAGATACAGCGATAGCGAGACAATTTACGGATGTGGCGGGGAAAAGATAGGGTCAAGGGTATAGGGTCAAGGGGCAAGGAAAACCCTAACCCCTAACCCCTAAACCCTAAAAAGAGCGGAGCGAATGAAGATGATAGTTTTCCGAAAGTACGCATACGAGGAGGTTTACCGGGCATATGAATTCGCCAGGGATGATGATCTGGATGGCCTGGCCTCCGGGGAGACGATCTCAAGCCATGTTGTGACGTGCGCCGAGAAGGTTGCCGGTACCGATCGCACCGCAACCATGATCTCAAACACCTCCGTCGTGAGCGGTACACAAGTATCGTATCTGCTCAAAGGTGGAACTGCCGGGACGGAATATGTGATCACGGTCACGGCTGTAACAACACTTGGCCAGAAACATAAAGGCGTAGTTGATATATCGATAATGTGAAACGGGAGTAATTAATGAGCACGAGGCAGGATTACATGTTGGCGATAGGCTCGATGGTGGGCGGCGAGCTTCCGCTCGGTGATGCTGAAAAAGTCGCGGCTGTTTTGGCGGCTGTGAAAAAACATTCCGATCATCGGCCGAGAATAATCGTGGAAGATGAAATCGGGAATGCCGGGTTTGATTACGCTCTTACCCTTCTGGCGAACTGGTCCGAGGGCTTTTCAATAATTCGCCAGGTGGAATACCCGGTGGATGATACCGAGGCTGAGGCGGAGATCCTGCAGGACGATCTGTGGACGATCTATCAAAAACCGGCAGGCAAATATCTGCGCTTCCTCGAGGACGAGCCTGCGGCGACAGAATCGATACGGATCACCTACACGTCGCCGCACACATGCAGCGATTCATCCTGCACGATAGCGGTGCATGATGATGATTTTGTGCAGATGCTGGCGGCTGCTTATTTCTGCGATATGCTGGCGACATATTATGCCCAGTCACAGGACAGCACGATCCAGGCGGACTCTGTGGATCACAAGAGCAAGGCCTCTGAGTACGGCGCCCGGGCAAGAGTGTACAGAAAGCTCTATTACGATCATCTCGGCATAAAAGAAGGCCAGGCGGTCGCGGCCAGCGTTACCCGCGATCAGGATCTGCCGGGAACCTGGGGCGGAGACAAACTGACACACCCGGGAAAATATAGATAAAGAACGGTTTACGGTTTACGGTTCACGGTTCACGGTTAAAAACTATAAAACAGGAGTCAGGAGAGGCGGGGAAAGCGTGGAATATAAGATTACGGTAGATTTGAGGGCAGCTGAGAAGCTGATTGCCAGATTCCCGGAGGCCTCCAGAGCGGCAAGGGTTTCCCGCGTTACTGAAGCGCTCCTGATACTGGAATCCGAAATTAAGAAAGAAACACCGGTCGGGGCCGGTCCTATTCATCTGCGTGACACGGTGTTTCAAAAAGTCCAGACCAGCGGGGAGTCTGTCTGGGGCATGGTGGCAACTCCGGCCAAATACGGCGAACCTGTTGAAATGGGCACAAAACCGCACTTCCCGCCGATAGGCCCAATACAATTCTGGGTAGAAAAGAAGCTGGGGTACGATGGCAAGGAGGCGCGGAGCGTGGCTTTTCTTATAGCGCGGGCGATATCAAAAAGGGGCACAAAGGGGCATAAGATGTTTGGAAACTCGATGGAGAAGCGACACGCGGATGTTACCAGGATTCTGGAGCAGATCCCGGACGATATTATCCGGAGGATTCAGTCATGAGCCTGCCGATAATACGCGAACAGATCAAAACCATTATTTCCGGAGTGTCCGGCATCGGCGTTGAGTATGACTATTTCAAATGGGCCGTGCAGACGGATAAAATGCTTGAGCATTTCAAGGATGCCAACGGACGGATCAATACCGCCATGTTCCGGCAGGTAAAGATGGCCAAAAGGACTACCACGATCGGCGGCGGATCCCGGGAGAGGGCACGCATTTTTCAGATCCGCGTAATCATGGCGCACAGCGACGCAAAGGGCACCGGGATACTGTTTGAGAATTTGCTCTCGGCTATCGAGGAAAAATTTGACAGTTACAAGACGCTCAACGGCACATGCCTGACCATCATTCCGGCGTGGGGGCCGATGGCCGGACAGGCCGGGGTGCAGATCGACCTGGTGGAAGAGCGGATGTTCGGAGGCGTGCTGTGTCATTATGCCGAGCTGCATCTCTGCGCGATAGAACAGGGATAACAAGCAGGAGTCAGAAGTCAGAAGTCAGGAGAAACCAGGAACTACAAACCAGAAACCTTAACGACTGAAAGGAGTTAAGTGATGCCGATAAAACTTTATTACTCAGAAGGCCCGCTTGTCATGGACTGTGGAATTGCCGGAGAATTCAGGATCGGGATCCCGAAAGAAGTACCCGACGATCTGGCAGAGATCCTGCTCAAAAAGGGCAGGCATAAAGAATACAAAGAAGTGAATAGTAACGGGTAAATAGTGACGAGAAAGAGCCTTTAACCTGTTACTCGTAACTTGTCACTTGTCACTGATTTTAAAAAAGGAGGATATAGAAAAATGGCACAGCAAAGCGGAGCAAATGTAAAAATAATCTATGATACGGAGACCACGTACAAGACGGCTCCTGTGTCGCCGGACGGCATGGTTTTGCCGTACACGTCCGAGTCCCTCCGGCTGGATCGGACACTGCACTCATCCGAGACAATCCGGACGAGCCGCCAGCCGCAGGCCCCATCGCGCGGCAACGTAAACGTAGCCGGAGATATCAATTTCGAGTTGTCTCCACAGTACGGGAGGCTGCTCAAGCATATTTTTGGGTCGCTGGTAACAACCGGCGGTGCGGCGCCCTATACCCATACGTATAAGATCGGCGCTCTTCCCGTGGGGATGATGATCGAAAAGCAGTTCACAGATCTGGCGACGGCCAAATATTTTCAGTACAACGGATGCAAAGTCAACCAGTTCAAACTGTCCGCAAAAGGCGAAGGGTTTATCCCCTGCTCGGTGTCTATTTTAGGCGCAAAGGAGACCGAGGGCGCGGCCACGCATGACGCCACGGCGACCGACAATGGGCATACGCCGTTTGACGGGCTGGAGGGCTCCGTCCTGCAGGGCGGAGCATCGCTCGGTACAGTGACCGACATAGAAGTTGCCCTTGATAACGGTCTCGACGGCGACACCTACGTGGTGGACAGCACGGGACAGCGTTATTCCATGCGGGAAGGGGCTGCGAAGGTTACGGGCAAAATCAACTGTCTTTTCGACAGCGTAACGCTTTACGATCTCGCAATAGCCCACACGGAAACATCTCTCTGGCTGCACTTCACAAAAGGCGCCGGAACCGGAGCATCCGCAGGGAATGAAAAGCTCAGTTTCTACATGGACGAGCTGATATTCAAACCCATGTCTCCGGTCGTAACCGGCCCGAAAGGGCTTCTCGTGGAGCTTGGTTTCGAGGCATATTACAACGACGACGCGGACGCATCGGCTTTAAGGGCCGTGCTTTTGAGCCCGATTGCGACGTGGTAAAAAAAAGTGACAAGTAACGAGTGACGAGTGACAGGCTAAAGGCTTTTTCTCGTCACTATTTACCCGTCACTATTCACTAAAAAGAGCGGAGCGAAACAAAATGGAAAAAACGTACATAATCGGTGAAAAAAAGTACACGCAGAAGCCTCTGGTATTAGGCCAGGTAAAGCAGCTTCTTGATCTTTTAAAAGGCGTCATGATCCCGGCTGATGCGGGCAGCCTGGAGCTGGTGATGATCCTGGGCGACAAGCTGCCTCTCGCGCTGGCGATAGTCCTGGCGGAAGAAGGCAAGTCTCTCCGGAGCAAAGATATCCCTGCAATGGCTGATGAAATCGAGTTTGCCGTTATACCGGATCAAGTGCTGGAGATTGTCGACGATTTTTTTTTAATCAACCCGATCTCCTCCATATCGGAAAAACTAATGAAAATGGTGGAGCGGATCGGCGGGCAGATGAAAAAGATTCCGGAGGATGCGACGACTGGTTCACGGAGATTTGCGTCATCCTCGCAAACGGAGATATCACCAAGCGGGACAGAATTGCCTGGACAGTAACCCTGGAGGACGCTCAGGCGTGGGCAAAAGAGGTAATGCGCCAGAGATATCAGTGGGTTAAAATCCTCTTCGGTAAGCCTAAAGGAGCATCGGCAGAGGATAGATACTGCAAAGCATGCAGAGCTGCGAAAAAAGACGACTGCAAAAACTGCAATCGGAAAATTGAGGAGATCAGGGATGACCGGAAGGCAAAATAATCCATGACTGACCAGAAAATAAAACTCATTATTGAGGCGATCAACCAGACGGATGCTGCTTTTAACGGTCTCAAGCGCCATCTCAAGGATTCCCAGGTTGACACCGATACACTGAACGCCAAATCGCGGAACTTGACGGGTAGCATCATGGGCCTGGCAGCATCTTTTGTATCCGTCGCCGCGGCACTCAAAGCCATCCAAGCCGCAGCCAGCGCCGGCATCACTTACCTGGCTAAGATTGAGACCTCTGCTCTCGGCATTGCAGCGGCATTCATGACCGGCGGGAAATACATAGACGCTACGAGCGGCAAAGCTCTGGCGGCACAGGATGCGCTGACAGCCGCCCAGGGAGACTCGAAAAAAATCATCGAGGATTTGCAATATGCCAACCTCCAGACCATCGCCACTCTCGACGAATTGATCAATGCTTATCAGGTAACGCTCCCTGTCGCCCTTGCTAAAGGATTTAACCGGCAGCAGGTCAAGGATTTTACGGTTGCTATGGTGCAGGCAGCCGGAGCCATCGGACTGCAGATGAATCAATTGAGTGAGGAGACGCGCTCTCTGCTGACGGGCGCGATAGACCCCAGGACCAGCCGGATCGCTACGGTACTGGGCTTGAGAAATGAAGACATCAATAAATTCAAAGGGGACGCCAACGGCCTGTTCAATTTCCTGATGGATAAGCTGGCCGCGTATCGTGCGGCAGGCGATGAGTCGCAGAAAACCTGGGCGGGACTCTGGTCGAACTTCAAAGACATCATAAACCAATCGCTTGGGAAGGCCTTTGAGCCCCTTTTTGCCGCCCTGAAAGAAGAATTAAAATCTATAGCCGATTACATTGTCACAATTGACGATAAATCGAAGAAAATCAAATGGAACCCTGAATTCCTTGATGGCATAAACGCCTTCAGGGACGGCGTGCGGAATGTCATCGCCGAGGTCTATCGGCTGGGGATGCTGCTGGATAAGATCGGCGGGTCTTTTACCGGAATTATGCATGAGCTTTCGTTTGAGCAGCTCAGGGGCGGTGACCGATGGGCAAAGGCCAATGATGAGTATCGAAAACGCTATATGCGGTCCGAAAAGGCATTGATGGACATGGCTCTGCGGTCTGATGGGTGGAAGCCCGTGACGCCGGAGTTTAATAAAAAGTTGCTTACGGCCTCGCCCCAGGAGAAAAAGAAATATCAGTATTTTCAGACAGAGGTCGGAGAGGAAGATCAGTTCACAAAACAGCAGCTGCGATATTACAGAGAAAACGGCCAGAAGAAAGATGCGAAATGGGAAGGAAACACGCCAAAGCCGGATGAGGACAAAGACGCTAAAAAAGCCCGGAAAGCCGCCGAAGTTGAAGCCGCGGAGTTTGATGCATTAAGAAACTATGACAAAGAAGGGTCGCAGCATGAAAAAATGACGGCCATGATGATGGACTCATCGGCTATGTTTAACAAGATGGAGATGGAGCATCGTCAGTCTGAAATGGATGAATTAACAAAAAGCTCCGAATATAAACAAACCGTTTTGCAGGCTGAGCATACGAACGCTCTTTCGCTCAACAATGAGTTGGCGGAAGAAGAAATTGCCAACTCAGAGAACCGGCTAAATTCATATCGAACAATGTATGATGGCATGAAGGGCGAGCGGGGTCGGTATTACCAATATATGCTTGAATCTCTTGAAGAACAGCGCAAAATACACGAACAGCACACAGGGAATAAAATCGCAGCCGACAAATGGTATACAGAACAGAAGAAAAAACTTGATGAAGAGCTCATCCTTTCAGGAGATAATTTATTTGGGGGCATGAAACTCGGATGGGAATCATGGTTAAAGGAGGCCGGAGAATCAGGCCGGGCAGGTTTTGATCTGATAAAAAAGGCTATAAACGGAGCCGCCGACGCCCTGGCCGATTTTGTAATGACCGGCAAGGCGGACTTCAAGTCGCTGACCAATTCGATAGTGCGTGACCTGATAAGAATAGAAATACAAAAAGCCATAACATGGGTGGCCGGAGGTGGCAAATCCGATACATCGGGCAAAAGCGGCTTGGTAGGCACGGCCGTGTCTTTGATTGGCAACTGGCTGCTAAGCGCGAACGGCAACGTTTTTGACGGCGGGCATCTGGTAAAATATGCGCTCGGCGGCATAGTAAACAGGCCTACCGTATTCCCGATGGCAAACGGCGCCGGGCTCATGGGCGAGGCCGGGCCGGAAGCGATCATGCCCTTAAAAAGAGGCGCGGACGGCAAACTGGGTTTAGCCGGATCGGGCGGCGGCGGGATACATATAGGCAATCTTACTATAGTGGGCCTCGATACGCAGAGCTTTGCGGATGTGTGCAAACGCAATCCGGCGGCCGTAATCACGCCTATGGTGGAAGCTCTGAAATCAAACTCATCCCTGCGATATCTCATGCAAGATTTATTAGGAGAGAGCTGACATGGCAGAATATCCGGCAGCACCTGTGCCCGCGTATCCTCTGAAAATTACCCAGGTATGGAATACCCTCCGGTCCGACTTCGACGGAGCGAACAGGCAGGCCCGCCAGAAACAGGCCTTTGCGAAGCATGATGTGGTTTTGAATTATAAGCCCCTGACTAAAGCGGAGATCCAGCTCCTCTGGAGTTTTTACACAAAAAGAGGCGGCGCCTTCGAAGAATTTTATTTTTACACGCTGCCGGAAACGGAAGTGTGGGAAGATCTATATGTCGGGGTAGGCGACGGAGCGGAAACAACCTTCGACCTTCCCGGTAAAAACACCTCGCTTCAGTCCATATATGCCAACGCGGTTGCAGTTGACTCCGGGGATTATACTATTTTGACAGGCGGCGGCGAAGTAAGCAGCGACCGGGTTCAATTTGATACCGCGCCTGCGGAAGGCGTTGTTATTTCCTGCGGCTTCACCGGGTATATGAGGATCCATTGCTGCTTTAAAGAGGATAAAATGTCAAAAGACCTGTTTGAAGTCGTGCTTTATGCAACCGGGCTGGGGCTGGAGGGGGTTTTCCCATGAGAAATTTTGATGCCGGGCTTTCGGCGGAACTGGCAAAAAGAGCTTACCGGTTTTTTAACGCGATTGAGCTGCAGTTTACTGCAACGCTTTATTATACCGACTTTCAGTTTCCTATTTATATCAGCGGACATAAGCATGATCCGATAGGAATGAAACTTGGGAGCATGAGCGCCTCAGCCATGATGTCGGCGGACAAAACCACGGTAAGAATAGACGACGCGAATCTGGCAATGTCGGCGATCCTTCTTGGCGAGGATGTACGCAACAAACCTGCCATAATTTCTATGGGCGCCATAGCCGCTGATTATTCCGTCATCGCCGTGGCAGAGATGTTCCGGGGCTTTGTTGACGGCTGGGAGCATAAAGAGCCTAATGTCGATATCACGATCACAAACGAATTTGTGCTGTGGCGCAGAAAGACCTTACGTACCGCGCAGGCAACGTGCCCCTGGGTTTTTAAGGGTACGGAGTGCACCTATGCCGGATCCGAAGCCTGGTGCGATCAGAGCTATGAACGGTGTGTTGCTTTGGGAAATAATCTCAGTTTCGGCGGCTTCCGCTTTTTGCCGTCGATAATGGAAAAAGAAATATGGTGGGGCAGGATACCAAAATGATTTTTGCGCGCAAAATGGATAAATATATAGGAAAACCCTTCGTTTGTGGCGGAACCGGGGATCCCGGATATGACTGTTTCGGAATGATTTATGCCTGGTGTCAGGACAACGACATTACAATAGAGGAACTCGACGGCTGGACACGGGAAAATTATTGTCATCGCATGATGGAGGAAAAAGAAGAAGCGGAAAGGATTATGCTCGAAGTGTTTGCCAAAACGGGGCAGCCGGTAGATCCGGGTAAAATACTTGCCGGTGACATTTTGGTACTGAAAGGAAATTCTGGCGGGCTTTTCCCGGCGATATTCTGCGGGAACGGCCGGGCCATATCCTCCTTTCTTACAGCGGGAACGAGGGTCTTTTCGATGAAAGATATAGAAATCATCTGCGCGAGAAGGGTGAGATAATGCCGATTACGCTCTCAACGGTATTCTATGCGATTTATTACGCTGCCGTCATCCTGGTGTGTTATGAAAACTACAGGAAGGCAAAGAATGCCGGAAAAAAGAAAGCCGGCAAAGCCGACGATTCGCAGGGGCACCTGATCAACAAGAGATCGAACCAGGAGCCCATCCCGCTCATTTACGGCAGGGTTCGGGTGGGTATAAATGAAGCCTATGTGGGAGTTTCCGGGAGCGAGAACAATAAGCTGCACATTATCGGCATAATCGGCGAAGGCGAAATAAACGGCATTGCCCAAACCGATGGTGTCGACCAGCTTTTTATCGACGGGAGAATCTATACCGAGTTCGGCAGCCTGATCCATTATGAAATATTTACAGGCACTTCCACGCAGAATGTTTGCGCCACTCTTCACGCCGCCATACCGGAATGGAATGATCCGCTTCGGTATACGGCATATATTTACATCAGCATTGAGCGCGATAACGACGCGTTTCAGGGAAAGCCGGACATCACCCTCGAGGTGGAAGGCCTGAAGGTTTATAATCCCGACACAGAGGCAACGGAATATTCTAACAACCCGGCCCTTGAAGCCAGAGATTTTGTCACCCGGTCAAGCCGTAGAGGCGGCCAGAGTATAGCAACATCGAGAATCCTTGATTCAAGCTTCACCAACTCTGAAACATACTGCACGGCGAAAGGGTTCACCTGCAATCTGCCCATCATAGAGAACAAAGAGTGCGTGGACAATTTGAGAGAGATCCTCGACACTTTCCGGGGCGGATTCATTTACTCTGAAAACAAATACAAGCTGCTCTACGCCGACCTTAATTATGAAACAGCCTGCATGTCCCTGGACGATAACGATATCGTATCGCGTGAGGGCAGAAGCACGATGAAGCTTACTCAGCCGTCTGTATATGACACGCCGAATGCGATCAGAATCAAGTTTCTGAACAAAGACAACAAGTATCTGCTGGATGACTATGTAAAGCCGGATCCCGATGCAATAGCAGCGGATGGAGATTACAGGGAGGAGACGGTTACTATCCGCGGCATAACTTTGTATGCCAACGTTATGAAAATGGCGAATTATCTTCTTGAAAAAGAGCGGATAAACAAGGGGGCATCCTTTGAAGCGCACGGCAGATGCAGGGAACTTGAGCCGTTTGACGTCATCAAGCTCACAAGCATCCCAAAAGGATGGGTGGATAAGTATTTCCGGGTGGCGCTCGCCTCCTCCGATGGGGATGCCAATGCGGCTCTCGATCTCACGGAGGAGGAAGAGAGTTTTTATGACGACACCTATAATCTTGCAGAGCACAATTGGCACGATACCACGCTGCCGAGTCCTTCCGACGCTGTGCCGTCCGTTGCGGGCGTGTCGCAATCCGAGGAGGTTTATAATTACCGGGACAGATCGTTTACCCGGTGGAAGATCAACTTTTCCGGTCCGGCTGCAGCGGATTATCCCTTTTGGGATCACGCCGACATCCACGTAAAGATAGGCGTTGATGGCGAGTGGAAATTCATGACGAAAAGCACTGGGGATTACCAGCTCGATCCCGTTGCGGAGGGCGTTACGTACTTCTGTACAATGGTATCGGTTTCCATATTCGGCGCCAAGCAGGCGTGGAACGACGCACACACGATATCGCACACCATCATCGGCAAAACCGCCCTTCCGGGAGATCTGACAGGGCTTACGGCAATTCCGGCCGGAGACGCGATAACTCTTTTTGCGGAGCCGCTCACGGATCCCGATATCGCGGTTTATGAGCTGCGTATGGGAGATGCCTGGGAAGGCGGGCTTTATATCGCCAGCAACGAGAGCCCGAACTGGCGGCTGGTGGGCGTGCGGCCCGGAGTGCATACCTTCTGGGCCAAAGCGAAGGACAATGCCGGAAATTATTCAGAAAATGCCGTATCGGCCGTTGTGAAGGTGTTTTATCCGAGCGGCTATACTGACAAAAACACTTGGGCGTGGGATTTTGACGGGATCGGGGCGCATGCCAACACGGAACACACAACTTATGAAAGCTCGGACGCATTAAAATGCAGCCACACCGGTGATGTTTTAACAGGCACCTGGTTATCCCCCGAATACGACTTGGGATCAGTTAAAAAAGTAAGATTATGGGGGGATTTTATCACGGCTTTTGAATCAGGCGCAGGTTTGTGGTCGGCGGTTATACCCGCCGGGGCCACCTGGGCGGATGTTTTTACGGCTACCGCAAAATGGTACGAAATATTGTCCCCCGAATTCGCCGGAGCCTTATCGGCAAAGCTATTATGGGGAACATCGCCGGGCAGCCTTATAAATGAGGCGGACAAGCTGGAACTGCTCGGTATCGAGATCGAGGCGCGGTATGTTCAGGTGGAGATCACAATCACGGATCCTGACATCGGGAGCAACCTGTATCTGAAAACGCTTAATATGGTCGCGGCCTACTGGAGCTAGATCAACCATGATTAAATATAAAATTGACAATGTAGCAAAAGACTCAAAAAATGACGGGCACGTCGTTTATGTGAAGCTGTATGACGACAAAAACCCCGACGTTATCCTTGCGGGTGTATGCGTTCCGTTTTCGACTCAGGAGGCCTTTGAAGCGGTGCTGGAGGCGAAAACGATAAAATATCTGGACTCGGTATCGAGCAGAGACGCGGTCAGGGAATTGGCCGAGCAGTCGATTATTAAAACCGAGGGCAAAATTGCAATTGCAGAGGTAATAAAATGAGCCAGAACTGGGCGGACGATTGTTATAATTATTCCGGGCATCAGGTTGTGGTCGATATGCAGCAGATCGAAAACAACCTTGCGGCTTTGAAATCAATGTTTTCCGGGACAAGTGCTCCGGCTGATCCGATTGCCGGGATGTGCTGGTTCGATGAAAATACCGGCAAATCTCCTAAAATCAGAAACAAAGCGAATGCGGCGTGGCTGGGCTTAATGCAGGCAGATGCCTCTCACAAACTGTGGGTCTATCGCAATACTGCTCCGGATGGATGGGCGATAGACGCAGCAGTTGTTGATGTTGTGCTTGCATTAAAAGGTGGGACTGCGGCTTATAATGCAAACGGTGGAACTCAAGCAGGAACATGGACTCAACCGGATTGCACATTGTCGGTAGCACAGATTCCAGCGCATGACCACGGAGCGCAAACACCAGCAATAACAGTAACAACTCGCACAAGCACCACTGGGAGTGGTGCTACAAACTTTATAGGCGTGGGAGATGATGTTTCTCAAGGAAATAATACCAACACAACAGTCGTTACAGCGGCACAGCCAGCACATACACATACATCTGTCGGTTCCGGGGCTGCTCATAATCACGGTACAGTACACAGACCTGCAGCAGCCGTCGGAACGATGCAATACATGAACATTTAAGGAGTACAATGTTAAGCAACAAAGACAAAACATGGCTCGCTGAAATGATTGAGTTAAAAGTGCGTCAGGCTCTAACGGTCAAAGTGCGGTTTGAAAAGCGCAGAAATATAGAAACCGGTCAGCCTCTTGCCGTACCTGAAATAGAAGTCCGGGATGTTTACCTACCGGCTCATTGGGTAGAATTCCTGCCGTTCCATGAAGCGGCTTTGCGTGGGGTACAGGAAACGGCAGACCACACGAAGAACAACTCCGTCAAGAACCTGAAAGCTGTGGAGGCTGTTGCCGGGATAATGCTGAGCCTCGAAGGCAATATAAAGAGCATAGGCCTTTTCGCCGGAGAGATAAATAAGCAGATAGAGCAGAAACGGATGATACCTCTGGACGGCGGTTTGCCGCCCATGCGTGGGGAGCCTGATTAAAGAGAACGCGGACAGTATTCAAGGGAGTTTGCACCTCCCAGACCATGTTAAGAGACATGACAGGTTAACCTGCTACCATCCGCGCGCTGGCAAGCGTTTGGATTCATAGCAGGGCGATCGCCAAAAATCAATGGGGAGGTGCTATGAAAAGTTTTCTGGCGTACATGGGCGGCAAGTCTCTGATTGCCGAAAAGATTATCGAAAAATTTCCGAAACATCAGTGCTATGTGGAGGTTTTTGCCGGGGCGGCCTGGCTGCTCTTTAAGAAGGACGAGGAGATCTCTAAAGTCGAGATCATTAACGATATCAACCTCGACCTTGTCACATTATACCGGGTGATAAAGCATCATCTTGAAGAATTTATTCGATATTTCAAATGGGTGATTGTGGCCAGGGATGAGTTTGAAAGATTCCGTGCAGAGAATCCCGAAACACTCACGGATATACAGAAGGCTGTTAGGTTTTATTATCTCCTGAAGCTCGGCTATGCGGCCAGGATTAATAACCCGTCGTTTTCAATTGCGACCACATCGAGGCCGAGGTTAAATCTGTTGAGGATAGAAGAGGAATTATCGATGGTTCACCTGCGCCTATCAAGGGTTTATATCGAAAACAAAGATTATACCGAGATCTTTTCCCGCTTCGATAAGCCGGACACATTCTTTTATGTGGATCCGCCTTATCATGGATGTGAAGATTACTATGGCAAGGGGATATTCAGCCGGGATGATTTTATGAAGCTGAGAGATATTCTGGCCGGTATAAATGGCAGATTTATTTTATCAATTAACGATGTTGGTGAAATAAGAAAACTTTTTAAGCAGTTTTATATTGAAGGTGTCACAACGACATATAGTGCCGGTGGGGCAAATAAAAAGAAGAAGGTGACAGAGTTGCTGGTCTCCAACTTCAAACCGGCCGCTGGTAAACAGATTTAAAAAGCTTAATATCTGACGGAATTGAGGCTCTTTTTGAAAAAGACCCCGAATCCGGCAGGTTTTTTGCGCCCTCATTTTGTTGTTTGAAGTTTGTAGCCGATTAGGTTATTTTGTAGCCGATTAGCTTTTGATTTGTCGCCGATTAGCTTTTGCCTGACATTTGTATTCGTTTTGCTTGCCATTATGATTTCAGGGCATAAAACAAGAAGTATTTTTGATCGGTATAATATTGTCAGCGAATCGGACTTAAAGCTTGCAGCGCAGAGACAGGAAAACTATTTTTTAACACAAATGGGCACAATTTCGGGCACAATCCACGAAATTACAGAAAAAAAGGGTTTAGCCGGTATCAGCTAAACCCCTGATTTTACTGGTGCCTAGGACGAGAATTGAACTCGTACAGCCACAAGGACCGAGGGATTTTAAGTCCCTTGCGTCTACCAATTCCGCCACCCAGGCACATTTGAACTTTTTAATACATGTTATGAATTTGATTGTCAAGAATGACGGTTTCATATTTATGAACCATCGTTATTGTAAATAATCATCTCTTCTGGTAAAAATTTATACATGGATACTAAAGAGAAAAAAAACGAGAAGCCATTTATGATACTTGCCTCCAAATCCGCTCGCAGGAGATATCTTTTAAAACAGGCGGGCCTTTCATTTTCCGTAATACCAAGCGATTTTGATGAAAGCTCGGTTCCGGTAACAAATCCTGATAACTATGTCAAAGTCCTCGCCGAATCGAAGGCAATGGACATATCGGACAAATATCCTGAAAGCTGGGTCATTGGGGCTGATACGGTTGTTGTTATCGGCGGACAAATCCTTGGAAAACCCATATCCCGTCCAGATGCAAGGGAAATGCTGAAGAGGTTAAGCGGACAAACGCACCTGGTTCTAACCGGCTACTGCATCTGTTGCAAGGCAAAAAACCGCTTTTTTTCCGAAACAATCAAAACTGAGGTCCTTTTTAAGAATCTGACCGATCAAGAAGTTGAATGGTATATCCATACAAAGGAGCCTTTTGACAAGGCCGGCGCGTACGCAATCCAGGGACTTGGAACCTTTCTTGTAAAAAGCGTAAACGGATCGTACACCAACGTGGTCGGACTTCCAGTTTGTGAGGTAATGGAATTTTTAATAAAAGAAGGTCTCCTCGGTTTTGATTCAATAAAGAGAGTAAACAATATTAATAAGGTATCCGATTGAAACAAAGAATCAATGAAATAAACGGCCGCATCAGAAAGGCTGCCTCTTCTTGCAACCGGGAAACTGAAAGTATATGCATTGTCGCCGTAACCAAAACGGTGCCTGCGGAAAGAATCAGGGAGGCGATTGAATCCGGCGTATCAATAATAGGCGAAAATTACATCAGGGACGCAAGAGAAAAATATCTCCTTCTTTCTTCACATCCGGTCACCTGGCATTTTATAGGCCACCTTCAGACAAACAAAGCAAAATACGCCGTAAAAATGTTTGACCTGATCCACTCGGTCGATTCGGTAAAACTTGCGGAAGAGCTTGATATTCAAGCAAATAAAATAGGCAAGATTCAGAACGTGCTGATCCAGGTCAACCTCGGAAAAGAAAAGACAAAATCCGGAATAAACGAAGAAGATGCTCCGGATCTTATTAATAAAATGTCACGTTTTAAAAACCTTTTCGTTAAAGGGCTTATGGTTATACCCCCTTTTTATGACGACCCGGAAAGAGTCAGGCCTTATTTTTCCGCTCTCCGCATTTTGCGGGACAGGATCGGAAGTTCCCTTGATTCATGCCTTATTAATAATATTACAATGGATGAGCTTTCCATGGGAATGAGCGGGGATTTTGAAGTTGCAATAGAAGAAGGTTCGACGCTTATCCGGATTGGAACTGCTATTTTTGGTGAAAGAAAATGAAAACACTCTTACACATATGCTGCGCCCCCTGTTCCATATATCCCGTCAAAACCATGCGCGCAGAGGGAACGGATGTAACCGGTTTTTTTTATAACAACAACATCCATCCGTACACCGAGTATGAAACACGGAAAAATACCCTTGCCGGTTATGCAGGTCTTATAAGCCTTTGCATAATCTACAGGGATGACTATGATCTTGAGGGCTTTCTGCGTAAAATAGTCTTTAATGAAAAGGAGAGGTGTACATTCTGCTACTCCGAACGCCTTCATGCAACCGCCATTTTGGCAAAAAAAACCGGCTTCGATTCTTTCACAACAACACTTCTGTACAGCATATACCAGAAACATGATCTCATTAAAGAGATCGGAGAATCGGCCGGAGAATCGGCCGGTATCCCTTTCTTCTATCAGGATTTCCGTAAAGGCTGGAGAGAAGGAGTCGATGAATCAAAACGACTTAAGCTATACAGGCAAAAATATTGCGGCTGCATATACAGTGAAAAAGAGAGGTACCTGACGGCAAAGTAGAAAGTCATTCTGCTGTGTTGCGCTTCATCTTTCGTCATTGCAGCGTACCAATATGTACGCTTCATTCCTCAAGATTCGCGCGCCTTGCATAATGAACTT